GGTCGAATACAACTCGCTGGTTCATCCTAACACGCCGTGGTTCCTTACTGCGCATCCCGGTGATGTGGTCTTCCCGGAAAAGTGTGCTGCCTGGGAGGATGCGCGGTGGATATGTCTCCAGACGAGACGTACAGCGGCGGATCTTAAGGCAGATACTCGTTTTGAACACGCACAGGATCTTCCGGAGGGGGGAAAGGGTAGCTCACTTCCTTACGACGGGAGCGGCGGTCGCATTATACCCAGTGGCGTGCGGGTTTGGATCATTCGGGATAAGAAGACCCAACAGGTTTTCGCTATTGCTCCCGATGGCGATGCGGAGAACCAGGTTCTCTATCAGGAAGACGACGAATTGCAGATCAATGAGGGGCTTCCAGCGTATCCGCTGATCTTCAACACGGATGACGAAGTCATCTGGGGCGTGCCAGATAGTCAGATCATTGCGCCGCAGCAGATAGAGATCAACGAGACGCGGACACTGATTATGCGCCATCGGCGCATTGCGCTTGTCAAGTTCCTCGTAGAGGAAGGCGCAATGGAACCGGACGAGGCTAGCAAGTTGATTGACGACGATGTTGGCGCGGTCGTTAGGATCAAGAACATCAACATGGTCAGGGAGCTTGCCGCGGCGCAGCTACCGCCGGCGCTATTGCAGAGTGAACAGCTCATCGCACAAGATGTGCAGGAGATCCTTGGCCTTGGAACAAACCAGTTTGGTGAATACGCGCCAGGGAGCGCTGATAGGTCAGCCACTGAAGCTAACATTGTGGCGATGGCAACTCAGATCCGCGTGGACGAGCGACGGGACACCTGTGCTGATCTGCTTACCGATTTCATTAATGACCTACACGTTGTCATGTTCCGCCACTGGCAACAAGAGATGGTGGAAGCTATTGTTGGCCCGGCTGGGGTGCCGATCTGGATACAGTTTACTCCGCAGATGTTGGCCGAAGGCCAATACTTGGTGAAGGTCGACCCGGATACGAGCCTGCCGCGGACGAAGGAAGTGCGTGAGCAGAAGTCAGACCTGTTCTACGACCGGGCAAAGATGAACCCGCTGATCAACCCTGTTGAGCTGACGCGGTTCTGGCTTAACGAGCAATACGGCATCGACGCGGATACTGTGATGCTCAACCCAGCGATGAACACGTCGCCACAGAACCCAATGTCGCCACAGCAAGCTGTGCAGCACCTTCAGCAGTTGCCGAAGCCCAATGGCGCAGCCGGCCCGCCACAACTCCAATGAGGATAAGGATCAAGAGTGGAACCTGTAATCATTATCTCGGAGACCCCTGTATACGTTGTGCGAGAGAATGGGCAAGCCCACCGGCTTCCCCACGAGTGCACAACTTCCGTGAAGGATGGTATGAGCATATTGCTCTTGCGCCCGTCTACATTTCTTCGCCACAGCAACTCAGAGACGCTTGCAAGGATAATGGCAACTATTCAAGGTACCTGATGGAGAGCCAAACATGGCGAACAAAGAGCAACGAGTGGTGGTAGACGACGTTGACTTGGCAATGGCCGAGCTGAAGCAACAACACGACATCAACAAAGTGCTACTAGCTCCAGATCGTCCAGTGGATAGTCAGCTTGTTATCACGCTCTACAAAGGCGAGCGGGTGCCGGAATGCCATTGCACCGTCGCTGGTCGCATGACTGGCCAGATGGTCATGGGAGCCGAAGGCTCTGGGATTATGCGCATAGACAACGAGCTTCGCCGGGCGCAGCTCGAAATGCGCCGAAAGGCTCACCTCATTCCTGATGAGAACCGAAAGACGATCGAAGATCGCCTGATGCAGACAAAGGAGAACAGTGGTGTCTGAAGAACGTACAGAAGTTTCGCCGGAGCAGAACCAGCCAGACTGGGAAAAGTGGCTTGCAGGGATAGACGAGCTTAACACTACTGTCAAAGACCTTCGTGACGGTCTGCGCAACGTGCCGGAAGAGAAGCCTGCGGAGAAGCCAACGGCAGCGACGCCAGTCTCCGAGCTTGCCTTCCCCGAGGGCTTCGACGAACTCACGCCAACGCAACAGCACCTTTGGATGACGAAGAACTGGGGCGAGCGACTGACGAACACGATCATTGAGAAGGTCGCTGCCATCGTCAAGCCGACGCAGGAGGCACAGGCCGCGACGCAAGAGGCCGTTCTGACGGAGAGCTACACACGCCAGATCGAAGGGCTGATGGCCCAGCACAATGACTTCGCTGACTGGCAAGACGAGATGGTCGCGATTGTCAATGAGAACCCTGGTATTACACCTCTGCGGGCCTACCGCCTGGCGAAGGCTGAGAACCCAGACAAAGATAAGAAACTGGATGCGAAGTACAATCCACCCCCGGAGAAGCCAAAGTCACCCTTCAGCTTCGTCCCTGGTGGTGGAGCTGGCGACAACAATGCTGCTCCTGCGAAGGTAGACAACGCCACTGCCTTCAAAAAAGCGTGGGAGAAGACCAACGCGAAGTTCCCTGGCGTCTTGCCATCACCGGGTTGAAAGGAGCGATAGCTCGTGCCCAGCACAATCAGTCTTGCACTAGACGACCTCTACACGACAACTTGGCAAGAGCGCTTGCCCGGTGTCGCCGACAACGTATTCAATGCGGCTCCCTTCTGGTTCTGGATGAAGGACAAGGGGAAGCTGAAAACGGTACGTGGTGGACGTATCATCGAAGAGAACCTTGCCTACGCGCCGAACAGCACCGTGACGTGGATCACACGGGGCGGGACGGTGGCGATGGAGGACTACAAGTTCTTGACGGTGGGCCAGTTCAATTGGCGCTACCTTGTCGCCAACGTCTTGAGGTTTGGTGTTGATGACCAACAGAATAGCGGAAGCAACCGCATCCTCGATTGGGTCAGCGAGAAGCTCGACAACACAGAGGAGAGCCTCATCACCACCCTTGAGACTTCCCTGGCCGGAGGTTCTGGCGCGGCAACAAACCAGATTGACGGCCTCCAGTACCTCGTCCCCGACAGCGGTAATGTTGCATCCAGCAGTTACAATGCTGGAGGCATTGACCCAAGCGTCAACACGTGGTGGCAGAACCAAGCGATCAGCCTAACGGGGAAATCCTTCGCCGTCAACGGTATTCCGAACATGCGGACGCTTCTGCACAACTGCATGAACAACCGGAAGATGGACGCGCCGGACATCCTGCTTAGCGACCAGTCAACCTATGAGTACTACGAAGACGCCGTTCTCCCGTACTACCGTATTGGAAACAACAAGCTTGCGGATGCTGGTTTCGAAAGCCAGTCGTTCAAAGGCATTCCAATGGTATGGTCGCCAGCGCTATCGCAGCGTCTTTATATGCTGAACACGCGCTTTCTAAAGTTCATCTACGATCCCGGTCGGTACTTCGAAATGACGAGCTGGAAAGAGATCCCGCAGCAGGTCGAAGACAGGGCTGCACAGATCTCGCTGGCGTGCTCGTTCACAACGAACCGGCGACGTGTGCTCGGCGTTCTCAACACCATTGACACGCCATAGGAGCAAAATATGGCAAAGGGACTAGTGCAAACGTTCAAGGCGCAGATTACAGACATTGACATTACGCCTATGGAACCTCTTGGCGTAATCCGGTACACTGATAATGGCGTCTACAAATACGTCAAGTTCTCTGGAACGACGGCCAATGCCGCCAACGATCCTGTAGGCTATGTAGTGTCAGATCTCACCCTACAGACGGTTGATGGTGCTGTTGGCACCAACTATGGTGCTGGTATCGCCCAAGGCGCGGTCGTATCTGGCACAGTGCAGTACGGCTGGATCCAGATCGGTGGTGTCGCTCTAGCGAACAACACAACGGGGACGGCAGGCCAACCGCTGTACTACAGCGCAGCGAAGACACTGGCTGTGAAGTCTGCTGTTACGCAGACGGAGGTTGGCATTTTGATTGCCGCAGGCACGCCAGCGCCTATACAGCTGATTTGTGGGAACTGATAGATGGCAACCTATACTGTCTCTCAGTTCAGCATTGACGAGCGGCATCCTATGCCGCTTCCGTCGTCGCCGTTTGCGTTGGCGTCTGGCACGATGACGATCAATCCCTATAGTCAGACGCCCATCGCTATTGTCAATATCACGGGGCTGTTCAGAACGAGCGGCTTGCTCCGTGTGCTGGTCGATGGCATGGATAGCACAAGCACCTTTCTCCTTCGTTGGGACGCTGCGTCGAAGAGCGTCAAAGCATATAGCGCGCTTGCAACGCAAGCAACAGAGGGGCTTACCACCATTGGCGTCTTCAACTGGATAGCGATAGGACAATTGGGATGAGCGCAGAAGAGCTAGCGAGGGCAGTTATAACGATCGTGGAGCGGTTCAT